TATGGCATAGAAGTAACGTCAAAGATACTGAATGCAGAATAATCTAATCCTTTACCTCTAGAAACATCGACAATACACACGTACGAATTATCAGCGATCGGTTGGATATATTGATATAATCCGCCTTTTTGCGTTAACGGCGTTTGATGTGTTAATTCTTTTAATTTCCAACCAGCGATCAACGTTCCGGAACTGCCGAGGAATTCTACTTCGTATTCTTGCGCGAATTTATCCAAGTCATTAGACATTTTTGCAAGTTCTTGGCGTTTCCAATTTTCATCTCTGCCCGGAACTCTATGCCAAGGAACAAATATTCTGTGGAAATCGTTTCTACCTTCTTCTGAATCTTTCCAAAATTTCCACGCGTGATTCAACCCAAGAGGCGTTGTAGTCAATATTAATTTGGTGTTTTTGCCAGCCGAAATTGTAGGCAAAACAGAAGAATAAAATTCATCGAAATTACTGATATGCGCAAATTCGTCCAAAACTAGACATTGAATCGTCAACCCGCGTATCGAATTAGACGATGTTCCGGCTACAATTATTCTCGAACCATTTTCTAAAATGAACGACTGTTTGTTGAATTCCACAACTCCAACTTGTAACCACTTAGGTAACGCCTGATAAGTTATTTGTATTTTGTGAAGAATTTCTTTAACAGTCGCTTCTTTGTCCGCCAAAATAGCGACCGTTTTGTGTTCATTGAAAAGAATATAATGAATTGCGAAACAACGAATTGTCTCCGTTTTGCCGCTTTGTCTGCTCTGAAGAGCATACGTGTTTTTATTATTATGCATAGAGAGCATCATTTCTTTCTGATAGTCTCTGAGCTTTATAGGAACCAAACCGTCTTCAGTAATAATTTTAACGTATTTTTCCGCGAAATAGATAGGATCGTCTTTGCACTTGACGAATTCAACAATCATTTCCTTTGTCCACTCAATTTGGACGTTGGATTTTTTTAAATTATCGTTGCCTCTGAATGCGCTTTTTGTTTCCGTCATGATGATTCTTTTTTCAAATTTGTACGATTATGCTTGACTTTTTCTAGAATCCCGGTATAATCACTTTGTGATGATGAGTTAATAGTAGTAGTTATAACGAATCTAATTGATAAACTAATTGATAATCTCTTTACCTTTGAGTAGCTCTGCTAATTGACTGGTTGAACCAACAAATAGATTATTGGTAATTCGTTTAGCCTCATCATCGTGAGGTTCATTCGCTTTCTCTAGTTCTTTGATTGTTTTTTGCATAGTCAATAGTTTTTCTGCGGAATTAGTCACTGTATCCATTAGTTTTGCTAATACTTCGAAAGCTCTAGGATTTTGGGATTGATCTGCTATCACTGAAAGTTTCGCAATCGCGTCAGCGCCATTCTCCACCACTTCGCGAATATTAGCTCTGGCAAACGTGAAGTCTTCTTTGGCCGAATCGTTTCTAGCTTGACCAACGATAGTCGATATAGTCTTGCTGTAGTTATTGCTCTCCAATGGTCCAATGTTCAAAGACCTATTGATAAGATTATCATCATCGTTCATATCGAAGGACCTTTAGGATCGGTTATTACAGTAACAAAACCAAAGTCATCTGTCGCCAGAATTTGGCTTACCGGGACGGATAGACTTGCATTAGAAGTTGGTTGTCCGTTAGCAGTTAATCCCGGTTGAACTGAGACGCTAGTAACTGGGGAACTATTACCTACAGCTGTTTGTAAGTAACCGTCTTCAATATCGTTAGGAGCAAAAAATTCAACATTTGCAAATTTGATAATCGCTTTGGATCTAGTAGGACCGTAGATATATCCTTTGAGAGTAAAATTAAGAACCCATATCATCGATCTTCTTTTTTCATAATCGCCATCATACGCATCATTCAAATTGATAGAATTTAAGATTACCGGAATATCGTGTTTGATATTCATTTCGGGAATTAAAGTAGCGCTAACGGTCCAATCCGGTGTGAAATAAGGCAGAATTTGTTCTACTATCTTAGAACCATCTTCAGCATTCTTACAAAGAACACTTAGTTCAAATCCGATATTATACGGAACAGGAACATATTGATACGTATTATTTGCAGAATTTGATGTATCGTTTACAGCTGTTCTGTTGATTGTCGGGAGTTTTCTTTGACCATCATAACTGAAAGCTGTCATTTCGAAAGACATCATTGGTAGAGGATAAATTGCTGTTGACAAATTGATATTCGGGTCTTGCGCTACACGAGCTAACATCTTTTCGCGAGGACCATAAGTGATTGGCACTCTTTCTAAAAATGTTATGTTTCCGGCGGCGTCGGTTCTTGTGATGCGAATATTATTGAACAAAGTCCCGAATAGAATGACGTATTTTCTGATTAGGCTGAAATAAAATGGGGATGACGTAAACATTAGTAATTTGCCTCCGCAAACGGATTGCCCTCACTGAAGTCAACGAAATCATCGGAACCCAAAGAGAAATTATTACTACCGCTCTGTATAACATCATTATCGGACGCGATATCAATTATATTAGTCTTGTAAGCTTCTGTTACTAGAATGTTACCCATTTCGTCAGTCAGAATATTATGCAATTCATCGTATAACGCGTAATCAAGAATGTTGAGAGAGAATTTATTCTGTAGAATATCAATTTCCGGTATACCAGTATTGAACACTTCATTGGAATATTCAAACAATTCGCAAGTCAATTCCCAAGTTTGTAACGCCCCAAGTTGATAGAACATCTCAAACTTCTCAACATATTTGATCTGAAAACATTTCTGATTTAACGGAAAGAATATAAGATCGCCTTCATTCGGTCTAGATTGTGATGTGATAGAAGACACTTCCTGATTGAAGACTCTTTGCGCGACTGAAAACACAACCTGATCTCTAATCTGTATTCCAAATTTTGACATGAAATTACCATCGCCAGTAAACCCATCGACAGATTTGATATACATCTCTATTCCCATAGAGGTATCGTAAACCGAAGAATCGTCAGCGCCTAGCAATTGATCATAATTCGTGACTCTACGCGGAACATATATCATGTCCTCGCCGTAGATTTGAATTGTTTCAATGATTAAACTTTCTAGAAGACTTTGCTCGTTAGACGCGGTGTAATTTCGAAAGTACAGATTTGTTGAAATTTTATTCGCTCCTTAAACTTAAGTCTTTGTCTCTGACCGACTTTTGATACTGATCCATCTTATCCAGATATCCCTGGTTTCTCAGTTCTTTAAACAAGAGATTTTCGAAAGAAAACTCTCCGCCTTTTTGAATACTAGCGCCTCGCATAGTTCTCAATTTTTTTGATAGGTCATCAAATTCGTCGGTGCTCATTTTAGATTTGATCATGTAGTCAATCAGGTGTTTGTAGTATTGAACTTTTTTCTTTAGATTTGAATCATTAGCAAAATCGTAATCGCCGTGTTTCGGTTGCTGTAACCATTGATTGTTCTTTAATGAATAAGAACCTTGTTCTGACGGTAAAGTTTCTCCTGTATCTTGTGCATACGGTTCAAGAGGATATCCATACACTTTAATATCGTGAGTTAGCGTCCACAAAACCTTTTTGCTCTGCAGATAATCATCAACCATAGCGCGATCGTTACCTAATTTGTTTCGATCAACGATAACATGAACGTCAATATCTGATTTGCTTGTGTAATTGTAATTTGTGTTACCTCCAGTCATTACAATATCTTGTATTAGCGAAGGTTTGATATTTGCAAAAGAAATCCAGGCATCGGCAAATTTCAATAAAGCAGTTCTGACTTCGGGTTTCAATTTGTCGCCGTCCCATAACTTCGAATTCAGAGTGTCGTGATACTCTAAACTAATTTTAATTTCTTCGAGATAACGTCTGAATGATAGCATGGGATACCTATTTTTAAATATTTATACAAATTAAGTAAGTATTTCATCCCACTAAATCAGTAACCGGAAGCGAATACCCAGTAATCATGTCTTGTTCCATCTTTTCTCTCTCTTGATTCGCTTCGTCGTAGATTTGCTGTCCATTAAATTTGATACCGCCCGGCATAGTCATACCCTCAAATTTCTTCAGATTATTGCCCCACTGTTGTTTGATTAGACAGGTGGCAAATTTCTGCAACCAACGATCACTCCATACTTTTGTATACGTATCAGGATCAATTACTTCGTAAGCTTCTGCAACGATATAATCGCCGGAAGTGACGATATTCCAATCCATATCAATATACAAACGATTCTTATAGCGATTGTAACGAATTGGTTGTCGACCGACAAGCATTTGTTCTAGAAATTGAATATGAGTCATCGCCATATAGTACGGAACCATCGAAACAGACGTCAAAGTGTATAGATCGTTCAACGCAATCTGATAACGAATATTGAATAAGTTATTGGTGTTTAGACCTTGACCGATAGGGAACAAATTTACAACACCGATTACGTTATCTGGCATCGGAATATATTTATCAATTTTAGTCTGGTCTGTAACGATATACTTGTAATACAGTTTTTCAACACCATCGAAGTGATAATCCATAAAATATCGCAGAGCCTCGTCTACGCGATCATCCACCTGATCTTCGTCTACATTAATTTCGATTACTGGTTTCCCAAGGCTTCTTAAACAATATTCTTTGAACGTATCTCTTGATGTTGGGACTGCCATTATTACCTCTTTTTTAATTTGCTTTGATAAAATTATTCAGAGCAGTAGGTGGTTGAACCGGATGCTCTACATATGCAGTATTACCACTAAGAACTCTAATGGATGAGTTACCAGTTCTCACGTCAACGTAAGTTTTTATTGGCTTTAGACTTCCGTTATCGTTGAAGACTTTCAGAATTATAGTTGATGTCATCTTGTTATCTGCGGCGTTACGGTAACAATACCTTCAACGATTCTTGATGTTACTAAATTTACATCTATGACTTCAACATCATACAAATAACGACCAGCCGTAATTGAACTGGTCGTTGCGGAGTTCATCGATAGAGTAATAACACCGTTACTAGAAAGACCTACGCCGAACGCGTATGAATTACTTGACGTGTAGGATTTTCTCAATTGAGAAGTTCCGGTGTACGACGTGAAATTAACAGGAGTATCAGTATCGTCTAGAATAGTAAACGACGTGGTGAATGTCGTTCCCTGGTCCATTAAAATATTTACCTTGGCTGCCATTAATCTTACCTCGTCCGTATTTCTTTCTATTTATAAAGATAACTAGTACGGTGATGAACCGCCTGTATGTTTACCTATTTAGTTCCCATCATAGAAGGGGTTGTTGTTCCGTCACCCCCCGCCGCCA